GACGGTGTTCAAGATTAACTATGGAATTCACCTATGATCCCACCCCTGCAGACCAGCCAGAGTTCTCTCCTGAAGAGCTCGACTCTCTGCAGGTAGGTGAGAACCTGCAAGCCGCTGAAGAGCGTATGCTTGCTGGTAAATATGAAAATGCAGAACAACTAGAGAGGGCTTACCTTGAACTCCAATCAAAGCTCGGCGATGCAAGTCAGCGGGATGCCGAGGGAGATGTTCCTGAAGAAGAGTTCGAAGATCAAGATCAGGAAGCCGAAGAAGATCAAGAGATCGAGTACAGCGAGGCGGAAAGGGCGATCCTAGCAGCCTCCGAAGAGTACTACAGTGAGGATGGTTTGTCTGAAGAGACATACAACCAGCTTGCACAGTTTGATTCTCAAGAACTTCTTGATACTTATCTCACACTTCAGCAACAACAACAAGAAGCACCACAAACTACTGACCTAACTGAGTCAGAAGTGAATGCCATTTATGGGTTTGCTGGTGGTGCTGATCAATACAATGCTGTCACTGAATGGGCAGGTGAAAATCTGGATGCTTCTTTTATCAATGCGTATGATCGTGTTGTAGAGAGTGGTGATCCTGCTAGTATTCAACTTGCTCTTGCTGGATTGATGGCAACATATTATGAGAACAACGGCTACGAAGGTCGGATGTATTCCGGCGGTCGTGGTGAAGTTGAAAATGCTCCATACTTCCGCAGTCAAGCAGAAGTAATTGAAGCTATGAATGACCCACGGTATGAGACAGACCCTGCCTATCGACAGGATGTGTTTGATGCCCTTGAACGCTCTAACATTAACTACTAATGACAGACGAAAAGAAAATCCAAGAGCTTGAAGAAGCTTTTAAGGAAGAGGTTGTGGAAGTAGTTCCTGCTCCCAAGCCTGAGCCTGAAGTCAAGCGTCCTCCTAACGCCTGGCCACCTGCATGACTTACTTCCATCAGGGTAACACACACCATGAACCGGTGTGGATCGACCAGACTCCAGGGGCACGCAGCACTACGCTGCCTGGTCCTTGGCCAATTGAAGATGAGAATGCCCCTGATGGAACTGCACCCGCTCCTACTCCTCCCCCAGATCCTGACACCCCTGTTGTTACAACACACCCTGTGTTTAATGTAGCAGCAGCTGATGATCCAGTGATCCGTGATGACATCAGGGAGAACTTCCGTGCTGCTATCAACAGATGGAATGCCCTAATCGGGTACACTACTGAGCAACGTAATACACTACGTGCTACCTGGACAGGTAATGATGGTGTAGTGTGGAATGGTTCTACGCTATGGCCACAGCCTGTCACCATTAACTTTGGTGGTGACAGCATTAACATGACAAAGGTCCACTACTTTGCTGGTGGATCAGTAGGTGAAGTGACAATTGCATTTGCTGGTCGTGTCTTACCACGTCAAGGTCAGAACACTAACCAACTCAGTCAGGGTTACATCTTAGGTGTCAACACAGACTTGATTGGTGTACTGACTGATGCTCAGTGGCAAGATACATTTGCTCATGAACTAGCTCACGCTCTAGGTATGCAATCCAGTTGCTGGACAACTAATGTAAATCCAGTAGAGCGCAGCCTAGATGGTGGTGCCTACCCTACAGGTAGGGACAACTACCGTACACTGACTGGTTCCACAGCAAGTAACATCCTTCTTGATGGTAACAATTCCCACTGGGAAGACCAGACTAGAAATGGAATACGAGGGTTTACTAATGAACTCTTGATTGCTGTAGCACCTCCTTCTGCTGTCATTTCATCACTGACATTAGGTGTAGCTGCTGACCAAGGGTACCAAGTAATTGGTAATCCTGAAGGTACTCCTACTCTAACTGATGTAAGAGGTGCACCTTATGTTGAAGCACCACCACACACTCATGATGCTGTAACTATTTACTACAATGATTACTACCAACAAGAAATGTAATGGCAAAGGCTCCAAAAAAGGCAAGTAAGTCCTGCTGGTCAGGCTATGAAAAGAAAGGCATGAAGATGAAGGGCGGTAAAGCCGTCAACAACTGTGTCAAAAAAACTGGATCCACTCGAGGACGATGACTGTAACAACCGAAGACGGCAACCGTCAAAACCTATTCGCTATTGAACCCAAAATGTACATTGATGAAGGGTCTCTCCCCCATAACGAGAAGGCAGAACGCCTCAACGGACGCCTTGCTATGCTTGGTGTCATTGCCGCCATCGGCGCATACGCAACCACCGGGCAATTGATTCCTGGTATCTTTTAATCTACCCCTAAATTTATAATGAAAAAAATTTTCGCCCTTTCCACCGCATCCATTTTCGCTGCTGCCCCTGCAGTAGCTGGTCCCTACGTCAACGTAGAAGCAAATCAAAAGTTTGATACTGGTGACTACACCTCTACTCTGACTGAAGCTCACGTTGGTTGGGAGACCAAGCTGGGAAAGTCCAGCAAGTTTTATATCCAGGGTGGTCCCGCTTTCAAATTCGTGGACGATGGGGACAACCAGTCTCTTGCGTCTGGCAAAGTGGGCATCAAATCTGCACTGACGGAACGACTGTCTGTGTATGGAGAGTTGAAAGCATACTCGGGAGACGAGTACAACTTCGACACCTTGGCTGTCGGCGTCAAGACCGGCCTAAAGTATTCATTCTAATTTAATTAAAACATGACTGCATCTATTGCTATTCGGCAGCAGTCATCACTGTGGCAAAAGTATGTCAACTGGGTGACTTCTACCGACAACCGTCTCTACGTGGGGTGGTTTGGAGTCTTGATGATTCCCACATTACTTACTGCTACAACCGCATTTATCCTAGCATTCATTGCCGCACCACCAGTTGATATCGATGGAATCAGAGAACCAGTCGCAGGATCCCTGCTCTACGGAAACAACATCATCTCAGGAGCAGTTGTTCCCAGCTCGAACGCAATCGGGCTACATCTTTACTCCATCTGGGAAGCTGCTTCCCTTGATGAATGGCTCTACAACGGTGGACCGTACCAGCTCGTGGTATTCCACTTCCTCATCGGTGTCTTCTCTTATATGGGACGCGAATGGGAACTTAGTTATCGACTCGGAATGAGGCCGTGGATCTTTGTTGCATACTCTGCTCCTGTTGCTGCGGCTACAGCCGTATTCTTGGTGTACCCCTTCGGTCAGGGATCGTTCAGTGACGGTATGCCACTTGGTATTTCGGGTACCTTCAACTATATGCTCGTCTTCCAAGCAGAGCACAACATCCTTATGCACCCCTTCCACATGTTGGGAGTGGCTGGTGTGTTTGGTGGTTCTCTTTTCTCTGCTATGCACGGTAGCCTTGTCACCAGTTCGTTGGTTCGTGAAACAACTGAAAATGAAAGTCAGAACTATGGTTACAAGTTTGGTCAAGAAGAAGAAACCTACAACATCGTTGCAGCACACGGCTACTTCGGTCGCCTTATCTTCCAATACGCTAGCTTTAATAATTCTCGTTCTCTTCATTTCTTCTTGGCTGCTTGGCCTGTTGTGGGTATTTGGTTCACTGCTCTTGGTGTATCAACTATGGCGTTTAATCTCAACGGATTCAACTTCAACCAAAGCATCCAAGCAGCAGATGGTCGAGTGATTAATACCTGGGCTGACATCCTGAACCGTGCTGGTTTGGGTATGGAAGTCATGCATGAGCGTAATGCTCATAACTTCCCCCTTGATCTTGCAGCAGCTGAGTCCCAGCCTGTTGCACTTACTGCTCCTTCTATCGGATAATTAAATGTCTGCATACCTCAAACGACTTAACATTGATAGTGTTGAAGAAGTCGGTGTTGAAACAACTGGATCTGCATACCTAAAAATTGTTGAAGTCGTTGAGGTTGTAGACCAAGACGGTAACCCATGGGAACCTGGACCTGGACCTGACCCATGGGATGCACTAGTAGTTGTACAGGGAGCAACCTGGTCTGACGGTAATGTCTACGCTGTTGGTGAAGACATTGCTGGTGTCAGTGCTACCTACACTGGTGGTACTGACCAGACCATTTATCGTTCACGTGTACAGCACAAGTCTGCTACTGACTCTAGTTGGAACAACAGTCCCTGGACTAACCACACCAACACACCACAGGTTATTCACTTTGTGATCCCT